TGGACGACGGGACCACAGCCGCCACGATCACAAGCGAGAATTATGAACAGGTCGTCCGTGCTGAGTTGGCCCGGTCCCGGTTCAAATTGCCAAGTAAATTCGAGCAATTGAACCTGATCGACCCGGATGAGCAGGGCACACCACCGGAGCCGTGGCTCTACGGCTACACCCTGCCCACCGATCTGGTGAAATTGCGCACCATCAAGGTCTCCGGCGAGCCTATCCCTTATGAGCAGATGGGCCGTATCATCTTTTGCGATTTCGACAGCAGCGTGGAGGTAATAGCGCATTACCTCTGGAGGCCCCCGGAAGCCTGGTTCGCTCCCGAGTTCGCCGAGGGGATTATCAGGCGCATGGAGGCAATCTATCTCAGGAGCATCGGCGAGCGCCACGATGAGGCCATGGCCAGGGACAAGGCCGCGGATGAGCAGTTTGCGTTTGCTCGCAGCAGCGATTCCCAGGCCCAGACGCCCCAGGAGCCTATCAGCTCGCCCGCTTTGAGGGCCAGGGGTGGCCAGCCGCTCTCACCCACATTGAGGGCGCGGCGTGGCTAGGACCAAGAAGCTCCAAACCAATTTCAGCGCGGGCGAGCTCGCCCCGGAATTGGGCATGCGCGAGGATACCGAGCAGCACCAGAATGGGGCGCGCTCCCTCCATAACCGGCGCTGCTTGATCGGCGGCGGCACCGTGCGCCGGCCCGGTAGCTGGCGGGACATCAACCTCCCCGGCCCCTCACGTCTCGTGCGGTGGATCGTCAACCGGACCACGCAATACGTGGTGGCATTCGCCGATGGGCGGGCGGACTTCTACGCCCGCAATATCCTGACGGGCGCATTGACGGCGGCTGGGAGCCTGTCGAGCTGTCCATGGACGGGGTCAATCTGGCGGGAGATGGGTGTTGTCCAGGCGGCCAATACCATGTTCCTGACGCATACGGATATGGTGCCCCGGATCATCACGCGGACGGGCGCCACGACGTGGGCGCTGACGACGTTTGCGTTCCGGGTGGGCCCGTCGAGCCGGCTCGAGCAGCCCTATCTCAAGTTTGCAGAGGCAACACGGACGCTGACCGCGTCGGATGTTACGGGTTCCATTACCCTGACGATATCGGGCGCGACGCCGTATTTCGTTGCGGCTCATGTCGGCACTTACATTCGCTATCACAAGAAAGCTGCCCTGATTACAGCAGTGGCAGCCAATGGCCTGTCATGCACCGCGACGGTGGTCGAGCGCCTGCCTGAGACGCAAAGCCTAACGGTTACGTCAACTCAGGATTTCTCGGTTGGCGAGATTGTCGAGGGCGCGACATCGGGTGCCAAAGGCATCGTTACGGAAATCACGAGCCCGACCGTTCTTGTGGTTGTGATTCTGGAAAAGCTCATCGTCTTCACCAATGAGAACTTGGTGGGGCCGCAAACCAAGACGGCGATTACGGGCGGTGCGTTCGTTACGAATGCCGCCGTCACGGATTGGGATGAGCAGATGTTCAGCCCGATTTATGGCTACCCGTCGTGTACGGAGCTGCACCGCAACCGCTTGTTGTTTGCTGGGCACCTGTCTGCACCGGATTACCTGATCTCCTCAACCATTGGTGACTTGTATAATTTCAATGTTGGTGACGGCTCGGACGCGGATGCTATTCTCGAATCCATCGGCGACGGTGCGGCATCCCGTATTGTCCAGCTCTACAGCGCCGAGCAGCTGATCGTTGCGACCGATAACGGCTTCTACTACGTGCCGGAGAGCGCGGCGCAGCCGTTCAGGCCCACGTCCATTGCGTTCTATCCGTTCGGCAGCCCGTGGCCGATCTCTCCCACGGTGCGCCAGGCAGCATTCGATAGCGGCGTTCTCGCAGTATCCGGCTCCCTCGTGGTCAAGGCGCGGCCGACCGGAGACCAGGGCGGGGCGTGGGGGGCGGATGAGGTCTCCCTTCTGTCCAATCACTTGTTCAAAACACCCGTAGATATGACCGTGGTGACCGCGTTCTCCGCGGAACCGGAGCGGTACGCGGCGCTCTGCAACGAAGATGGGACGCTTGCTATTCTTCAGCTGGTGGAGGCCCAGAAAATCCGCAACGTGACGCCGTGGGAGACGGATCGCCCCACCGATACCTATGAATCCGTGGTTGGCATCTACGGCGATCTCTATGCGGCCTGCATCCGCAGCATCGCCGGCAATACCATCTACACCCTCGAGCGCTTCGATCAGAGCATCACCTTGGATTGCGCTGTCAGGCTGACCGACCTGGCCGATGTCCCCACGCATTTCGGCAATACGCCGGTCAACGTCGTGACGGAAAGCGGCCTGCATCTGGGCACCTATCCCCTGGCTCTCGATGAGACCCCACCGGGGCCGTACATCGTCGGCTTCTTCTATCAATCGGAAATCGGCCTGTTCCCTCCGGCCATCGAAGGAAGTCAGGGGTCACATGCCGGTGATGTCATGCGGATCGTGGAGGCATACGTCCACGTCATCTCATCCATGCGCTTTGCGGCCAATGGCTACGAACTCACGGCTTATCAGGCGACCGATGATGTGGGGGAACCCCCGCCCATCAAGGATGGCCCGCAGCGCTTCGGGTTCCTGGGGTGGCAGCGCGAGCCTACCCTCAACATCACGCAAACCGATCCGCTCCCTTTGAAGGTGCTCGCGATCTCTCAACTCGTGGCCTACTGACATGGAACTGGCGGTCGCGTCGGCAGTGACGGCAGCAGTAGGCGGCGGCCTCTCCGCGGCTGGCAAGGTCATGGCTGGGCGCGAGCAATACCGCGCCGCGCAGTTCGAGTCCCAACAGAAGGACAGGGAAGGCGAGGAGTTGCGGATTGCCGCCGCGCAGACCGAAGCCCGCAGGCGTGAGCACCTGACATCGTCCCTCGAGACCATCCAAGCCATCCGTGCCGGGCGCGGTGTGGGCGAGGGCAGCCCCACGGGCATGGCCAGCCTGGAAGAGATCACGTCCGACGAAAGCCGGGATATTCGCACGGAGCGCTATAACTATCTCTCGCGCATTGAGCAAACACGTCTTGCGTCGGATATGTCCAGGCGCAAGGCCAAGATGTCCCTGATTAGCGGCTACATTGGTGCCGGTGCTGATCTGGCGGATACGGGTTCACGGATCGCGGGTGGGTTCTCCGGTCGTGGCAGCAGTAGCAGGCTCACGAGCGAAGGCTATGGCAGCGGACGGAGATAGCCATGGCCCGCGGTACTGGCCTACCCTTTCCCAAAGACGATGAGGTCATAAAGCCGGCGCCCGGCATCAACGCCGATGCGTATTCGAGTGCGCAGGCGTGGGGTCAGATTGCGCATGCCGGCGATACCATCAAGAAAATGGGCCTGGATCGCCTGGAGAAGGCAAAGCACCAGGCGGAAGTGGGCTATCTCGCCGAGCATGAGACGGACATCACGCGCAAGCGGATGGAACTGCATAACCAGTACGTGCGCGATCCCGCAGGGTTTGATAGGGCATGGTCTGCCTACGCGCAGGGGAAAATCAGTGAAACTGAGCCATGGGCTGTTCCGCATATTCAGAAGCGGCTTGGGCATGAAGGTAACAGCGCCTATGGCGCCCTCCTCGAGGAAAAGCGCCACTGGGACGAACGGCTGGACGCCGGCCGGATCAAGCAGCTGGCGGACCAAGCGGCTGATGATGTGATCGGCTCGGCCATGGCCGGCACGCTCAACGGTCCGTTGGGCGAGGCCGCACTCCTCCGGCTCCGCAATGTGCATGAGTCGGCGGTCTCAGCCGATCTGATGACGCCAGAGGAGGCCGATCTAAGGTTTCAGAACACAACGTCCAAGGCTGGTGCAGAGGCGGTCGTTAAGGTCATCGGGGATGGCTACAAGGCCAACCGCGACAAGGGCCTGGAAGCTGGCCCCATTGCCGAGAAGATGGCAGAGGATATGCTGCTGCGCACGCAAGACCCCCGACTGGCGGGGCTTTCCGAGCGTGAGCGGCATCACTATTATGGCGAGGCGCTTTCGGCTATTCGGAGGCTGGAGGTTGAGCGGCGGCATACTCTAACCGAAGCCAAGAAATCAGCCCGCGACACACTTATAGCGGCCCACAATGGCGCCAAGGTTCCAGAGGACGTGGCGGACGAAATCGTGGGTGATTTGACTGCCGCGGGCGGTCACGCAGATGCCGCGCGCTTCCGTGCCGGCATCGCGCGAGAGGGGTTGCTGGGCCCGTTCAAGGGACTGCCCACGCCGAAGCAGATCGAGGGGTATCTCAACCTGGGTGGTGCAATAGGCGTTGGTGCATCATCAGATGTGCGCGCGGCTATTGC